GTTTGACTTCGTCAAGGTGATGGCTCCTGGTTCCCGCGATACCGTGGTTACTCGCGTGGCGGATGGCTCTGACTACGCGCGCCGGTTCCCCACACAATGGGCTCAGTACAAAGCTCGTCAAGAGCAGTCCCTTACGGGCACGCCTCTCAGTCAGGTCCCCTGGTTGACTGTAGGGCAGATTGCTGAGTTCAATGCTGTCAATTGCCGTACGGTTGAGCAGCTGGTCGGTATGCCCGATAACCTGTCCCAGAAGTTCATGGGACATCACCAGATCAAGGCCCGCGCCCTGGTCTATCTGGAAGCAGCCAAGTCGGCGGCTCCCGCGCTGAAGCTCCAGGCAGAACTGGAGAAGCGCGATCTGGAGATTGCTGAGCTTCGTGGCATGATCGAGGCCATGCAAGCAACGCAACAAGCTAAAGCACCTCCGAAAGGGTAAACTATGACAGTCGGATACTGGTCAGCTCTTCAAGTCCTTACCCAAGTTGCAGGTGAGCTTGGGCTACCACGTCCGACAACTGTGGTTGGACTGACTGATGTTCAGTCGGTCCAGTTGCTCTCCCTTCTTAACTCTGCGGGTAATGAGCTCCAACTCTACTATCCGTGGGAACAGTTCACGAAGGAGTGGGTATTCGATACTGAGTTTGATAAGGCCGAGTACGACGTCCCTGATGACTACAAGTACTTCACGGACCAGACTCAATGGGATCGTACTGACCATTGGCCTCTTCTTGGTCCCAAGTCTGCGCAGGAGTGGGCTTGGCTCAAGGGCGCTCTTGTCGCTGCCCTACCACGCCTCCGCTTTAGGGTGATGAAAAACCAGTTCGTCATTTGGCCTACTCCGAAGGCCACTGGTTCACCTGCGACGTATAACTTGGCGATGGAGTACGTTTCCAAGTACTGGGTGAATAACGAGGAACCTCCGCTTGAGAAGGACATGATTACGTTGGACAACGACATTCTGCTGTACGACCCTTGGTTGCTCATCAAGTTTGTCAAGTTCAAGTTCTACGAGCTGAAAGGTTTCCAGACTAATGGAGTCAACGCAGACTTCATGCGTGTCTTTAACTCGCTTACTGGTAAGGATGTAGGTGCGAAGATCCTCTCCCTTTCCCCGAAGATGACAAGCCAGTATCTTGGCCCATGGTCAGTCCCGGATGGTTCTTGGAACGTCTATGGATAATTGTCATGTTCTTCCAAAAAGCCACGCCCCCTGTCAATAAGATAGGTACAGTTCCTGCGCCTATTGGGGGGTTGAACGCACGAGACTCTCTGGCAAACATGCCGGAGACTGATGCCGTTGTTCTCAATAACTGGTGGCCCCAACCCTACGGGTGCATTGTCCGCAAAGGATATCAGAAGTGGGCTTCGGGGTTGCCTGGTGCTGCGCATACCCTGGCTGCGTGGGCTGGGACAGACGGCACCGAGAAGCTGCTCGCTTGGTCTGTAGGCGGGTTCTATGACGTCTCAGTGCAAGGTCCTGTTGGAGCACCCCTTCTGACTGGACTCAGTAACTCGTATTGGCCCCATGTAGGGTATACCAATAATGCTGGGTCTAATCTGGTCGCAGTTAATGGTGTGGATGATGGCATCCTCTATAATGCGACAGGGGTCCATCGTCTTATATCTGGTGATGGCATTGTAGACTACACTTGGAAGGGCCTAGACCCTAAGAAAGCAACCACAGTTGCGTCTCATAACCACCGACTATGGGTTACTGAGAAGGGCACAGCCCTAGGTTGGTATCTCCCCACAGATGTTCTCTGGGGTGAACTCAAATCATTCGACTTCGGCCCCCTCTTATTCAAGGGCGGGTATCTTGAATTCATTGCCACATGGACGCTGGATGACGGCAACGGCGCGGAGGATCACCTTGTTGCTGTTTCTAATACTGGTCTTGCTTGTGTCTACGGGGGTAGTGATCCTGAAGTAGAGACTGCATGGAGTTTAGTTGGTGTCTACAACATCGGCGCCCCCGTCAATGGGCGTCGTAGTTTTGCTAAGGTTGGGGGCGATTTGTTCGTCCTGACCCAGCAAGGCATTGTTTCGATGACCAATATGCTGGTGTCCACAAAGGTCAAAGACAAGCAACAGGGCTTCGTAAGTGACAAGATTCAGTTCCTGATCTCTGACTACACCACTATTTGGAAGGATGAGGTTGATTGGCAGTTGTCGTATGTGCCAAAGATCAACATGCTCATCGTCAATGTACCCAAAGGTCCCAACGTACTCAATACACAATTAGTCTGTAACCAGATTACTACATCCTGGGCCTCATTTGAGAACATGGATGCTGCAAATTGGACTGCTTATAATAACCAGCCTTACTTCGGAGACTACGGCGGTGACATTTGGGTAGCTTGGACTGGTGGTATGGACCAGGTTGCCATAGATGGTACTGGTGGCAACAGTGTCAATGCCCAAGCTCAACAAGCATACAGCTACCTGCAGCATCCTGGCATTCAGAAGCAAGTGAGCATGTTCCGCCCCAACTTCATCCTCGCGGGACATGTGAACTATAATGCTGCCATTGAGTATGACTTCAAGCCTACTGGTGTAGAGACTCCTGGGGGTATCACTGGTAGTCCTGGGGCCAAGTGGAACAGCGCGGTTTGGGGTGTAGACTTGTGGTATGGTTCGGGAGAAGGTCAGAGAATTTGGAGCCAGGCTAGTGGCCTTGGCGTAGCGGCAGCAATTGCCATCAATCTAGTCGCCAGTGATGAATGCCTCTGGGTATCCACTGACTACAGCTTCATTTCAGGCGGACTGCTATGACTACTTTACAAACAGGTTCTGCTCGTCAACGCATTATGGCGTATGAAGCAGAGATGAACGCATATGCGAAAGCGCACCAAGACGCGCTACGCGGTACGCCCCAATATAACCCCAGTCCTTGGGATTTGGTTAGTGGTAATGCGTCGGGCCCAATTGGCCCCTCTGAGGATTACCATACGCCAGAGCAAGACTGGGTAGCATCGCTCCCCCCTGATGTAAAGGCTGATTACTACGCGTCCAGCAAAGAAGTGCAGGCTGAGAATATCCGCAAGATGCGGATGGATTTTGCTAAGGCCGTAGCTATTGCCGCAACGGCGGGAGCTGGTGGAGCTGCGCTTGGTCTCGGTGAAGCAGCTGGAGCATTAGGTGGTGCCGAAGCAGCTGGAGCATTAGGTGGTGCTGAAGCTGTAGGTGGTGGCCTTGGTAGCGCTGTGGGCGGCGGGTTGAACCTTGGTGGCGCTACTGCAGGTGCAGGCCTTGGTATGGGTGGTTCTGCGGGTAGTGGTCTGCTTGTCGGGGGTGGCGATGCGGCGCTTGGTGGTGGCTTGCTTGGTGGTGGCGGTTCTCTTCTGGGTGGTGCTGGTGCTGGAGCTGGTTCTGTCTTCGGTGGCGCCGGCACAGCCCTAGGCGCTGGTGGTGCTCTGAGTGGTCTCGGCGGTGCGGGTGCGGGGTTTGCTTCAGGCATCGGCTCCTCCATTCCGGCAGGTAGCGCCGTTGGTCTTGGTGACATCGGCGGGTCAGCTGCACTAGGTCAGACTGTTGGGGGTTCGCCGCTTGATGGCGTAGACCCGAACGCGAATCCGACGGACTCGCGTCTTGGGAATAACACACAAACGACGCCAATGAACCCAGTAGACCCAAGCACGGGCCTGCCTAAGATTCCGAGTGTACCTGGTACGGGTGGTGGAGATGCTGGTGGTACTGACCTCAGTAGCCTCCTGCGTATGGGCACTGGCGCTGCCGGTATAGCGTCGGTCCTCAAGGGTCTGACTAACAATGCTAAACTGCCAGATATCCCAAACTACACTGATCTGGCTGAAAAGACTGCTGCGTCTAAGAACGCGCAGGTTGACAAGCAGACGCTTCTCAACCGCCCCAATCAGACCAATGCGCAAGGTGACACTACGCAGTGGACTATTGACCCCGTAACGGGTCAGTCTGTCCAGAAGACGGCCTTTGGGGGAGCAAATCAAGCAGCGTATGACCAGAGCCAAGCGCTCATGACTGCTTTGAGGGGCAAGGCTTCAGGAAACCTCGCTACAGGGAATAATCCCGCCATCGACGTCATGAATCCCGTTGGTAATGCTACGGAGATTCAAGATGCGTACATGAAGCTCCAGCAGCCTGGGTTGGATCGGCAGCGAGCTGCATACATCCAGCGTCTTCGTTCGCAGGGTGTGCCTGAGAACAGCGTTATCATGCAGAACGCCATGCGGACGCAGGGTAATGTGGAGACTGACGCTAGCTTGAAGGGCTTGCTGGCAGGTACTACGGAGTATGGCAACCAGTTCCAGCGCTCTCTCCAAGGCAATAATCAGCAGTTCAACCAAAATCGTGTTACTGGTCAGGATGTCTATACCAACATGGAGCAGGTTCATGGACAAATGCCCGGTAATCCAACGTTCACTCCTGTTACTAACGCAGCAGGTGGTTCAGGTGTTGACTACTCTGGTGCTGGCACTGAGACGTACAACGGACTACTCGGTAACTACAACGCAGAAGCAGCTAAGAACACAGGGCTTCTGACAGGTGGTGGTCAGCTATTGCAAGGAGCATACGGAGCCTATAACCCTTCTGGTGGTAGCACGCCGTCTGGCAAATCGGCCCCCTCATTGGGCGGTGACCTCACTGGCTTAGTGGGTGGTATTGGCAACGTCGCCAAAACAGTAGGTGGATGGTTCGGACCATGAACGAATTTGATGATCCTATGGCCTATCAACAGCTGCAGCAGCAGCAGGCCGACCTTGCCCGCCAGATAGCTACGGCTGCCCGGTTACGCAAAGAAGCCACACCACTGGGCACTGGGCAAGGTATGCCGCAGGGTCAGATGATCTCTGGCCGGTACGTTGCCCCTGCTTGGTCCCAGATGCTTGCTGGGACAGTGAATCCTATGCTCCAGCATAGTGCAGCGAACCAAGCAGAACAAGCAGCGAGCCAAGAACAGAGTAGGTTGTCCAGAGCAGTGGCGCAGGCTCGGGAACAAGCCATCCAGTCTATGCCACAGGTCACATCAGGCATACCAGGTACTCCAGATCAAGTTGCGCCACCGCAAGGTCCCCCCACAGAAGCGGGTAGGCCTCCAATGCCTGTTGGTACTATTCCAGGTACTCCCGGTACGTCTGCAGTATTGCCCAATGCTACAGCACGGGCTAAGTGGCTCGCGCAAGCTTCAGGCATTCCTGGTTTCGGCGAGACTGCCGCAGCCATGGACAAGATTACTGGCGAAGAAGTCAAGCGTGAAGATACGCAGCAGCAAGCCG